CCTGATGATTACTACCAGTACATGACTTTGACTCCGCAAAGTGGAGAGGTTGATATGGGTGTCGCTGACGCCAATCCTCTTGATAGTGAACCAATGCATACCGAAAGTGAAGTCCAAGATCTCAATGGGCAACAGATTATAACTGATAAGTTGAATCTTGTGTACACTGGAGAGAAAATAACTAGCTTTCGGACAATGCTCAAGAGATATAATTTGCATACTACAGTTGCTGCTGATTCTGGATTTTCCCAGATAATCTCCATGGGTATGAACTCGTATCCGTATTTGAGAGGTGATGTAAATGGCGCAATTCACACCACATCAACATTAGCGCCATACAACTATTGCAACACTGTCTTGATCCACTGGATTACAATGGCATTTGCAGGTTGGAGAGGATCCATACGTTGGAAAGTTTTGCCTCTTTACGAATGGGAAACACTGAATGGACAGTGCGAACGAGGGGGTATTAGACAAGGCGCACAGTACTATTTCAGTGTTGCTTCTCCCCCTGCCACCTCTTCAGAAAGTACCGTAGCATACAATTCAGTAGCTCGTATTGGCACCACTCCAATTAATGATCGTCCCCTCGCTGGGAAGATGGGAATGGTATACGCCAATGGAACTGTAAATCCTTGTATGGAAATAGAAGCCCCATTCTATTCACCAGCTAGGTTTGTACCTGGACGAGTTCAAAATTGGACTGGTGATGTGGCACAAACTCGCTACAATGAATGCCTTGATTTTCGCATCTTTTGTGAATCTTTTACAGCGGATGAATCTGTGCTGGCATTTTATTGTGCAACTGGAGAAGATTTCCAAACATTCTTCTTCAAAGGGTTACCAAGAATGTACTATTCTGGTACTCCTCCGCTACCCAGCTAGGCAGCGAAATTTTAAAGGTTTTAAGAGCCGGCCTCATAAAGAGCTCTACCTATCTGTGGTCGATAGGGTCTCACTTTTGTGAGATGGACTACGCCGAATTTAAACTTATGATCAAGTTTTTCCCGGTAGTCAGTCCGGTTTTATTGATCACACTTTTAATTAGCGTAGCCCTACGAGGTTTGGTAACAAACCTTGCATAGGCATAGTGTACTATTTTTGCGACTATGCCTGCGCTGG